CAATCAGGACGCCGTCACCGCGCACCATCCATACAATGCTGTCAGGCTCTTGCTGATAGGTCATGTCCAGCATTGTGCCTTGGGTTATATGCTCAGCTAGGATCGTCATGTCAGCGGCCGCATAGCCACTGGTATTGACTTCGCCGGCATAGCGAAACTCGCGCAGCTTGCGCTTGGCGCGTTGCAGAAACAGCGTCACATCTGCAACTTGGACCGGCTCTAGGCTAGCTGACCCATAATTGCTGTATTTCCTAATCTGGGCGTTAGTCGGTGTGACCGGGCCATCATTGGTTGTGGTCAGCACATACTCACCGCCCGATGTGCCGATTGTCAGGACGCGCGTGGCTGAAAGGTATCTGATGCTGTTAACTTGGTTGGATGCGATCTGGTAGATGATCGCGTCATCATCATTGGTGCCGGCGGTGAAATTCTCGTAATCGCCAGATTTGCTGAAAAAGATCGATTGCGGCTCTTCTGTTGTGGCCGCGAAGATCAGGCGCTGTTCAAAGAATGTGACGGTGGATGGATAGCCTGTTGTGTCAGAGAAAGCGCCCAGCGCCCATGCGTCGGTTGCTGTGCTGGCAGAAAGCGTGGCGTTAATGGTAACCGCAACATTCTGCGCGTCTGTGAATGCTGTGATCGTCGCATTGCCGCTGTGAAGCGATACCAGACGCCCTACATCAGTGGCGGCAAATGTATCTGCCGATGCAACAAGAGCCACACCAGTGCCGCTTGTGGCGCCGGGATTTAGTGTTGTGGCTGTGGTGTTGGTGTCTAGGTATGGGCCATCAGTGAATGTGATCTCTGTGAAGGTCCAAGATGTGTGCCCGGTCCTTGTCAGCTTGCGCGGCGCAAAGGATGGATGCACCAAATACATGGTGTCAGCGGACTGCACAAAGCGCAGATCAGGCAGCGCTGATTCCGGGTACGGCGATGCGACTTCGAATATCTCTTCGGCAGTGCCGCCGGATGAGTAAGCGCTAAAGCTGCTAGTGTCGATAGACACACCGAACAAGTCTGTCAGCTTGAAGGTGTTTGTTGTCTTGCCGGTCACAAGGTAGTTGCGCCCGTTCAGCTCAGTCATGCCGGCCACTGACGATATGAAAATCTCATCGCCGTTGCTAAAGCCGTGCCCATTGCTGGTCAGTACGCCGGGGCTGGCCTGTGTGGCTGCCGTGATGTTCTTGGCCGTATCCAGTACATAGAAGCCGTTGCGGATGACACGCATGATGCTGTCACCAAATTCCAGCACATATGTATCTGTCGTTTTGAATTGGAACGGGACCAGCCGCCCTTTGACAGAGCTGCTTTTGATCTGACCGATAAATTCTGTGCCCGGCCGGCGCGATGCACCGCCATGCGGATGCACAACCATGTTCAGCAGCTCAGCGGCGCCCTGCCGGTATTTGTCCAGCTCGACACGGCCCTCTAGGCGCGGAGAGATTTCGCCAGCAACAAAACTGCTGAGCGATGGTGCGGAGCGCGCCATTTACTAGAACCGGCTTTCGATTAGGTCGCTGGCCTCAAACTTGGCAGCAGCACCCTCAGTAGCATCAACAAACCGGGCTTCCTTTATCTTTTCATCGTACAAGGCTTTGGTCGTGCTGATCATGGAATTGCTGCCGGTTATAGCGTAGCAAATTTCCATAGCCAGACGGGCAGCAATGGTGTCCACCAAAAGGGTGTCATATTCATTGGGGTCTTCCACACGCGAGATGTATTTAATGAATACTGTCTCTTCATCTGTCAGCAGCTCACGGCCTTCAACCACATAGACTGGGCCGCCGGAGTTATCTGTCATGTTGTCTTTCGGATATGTCAGTGTGCCGTTGCTGAATTCCAGAACCCGCAGACAGTCTGTTGGCAGCGGGTATTGATGCAGATAGCCGAAGGCTGGCGCCACACTGTTGCGGGCTAGGTTCGCGCGCCGGATCAAGCTGTTCCAATTATGGCTTCTGAACACGGCATCTCGCACATCGCTATATCGCTGGTTGATCAGCCGGCCAGCCTTTGAATCTTCTGTAAGGCTGGTGATGTTCGACGCGCCAAGCGTGTTAAGCGCAGAATTGGAAATGTCCACGGCTGATGGCATAGCGATACCTCAATTTGATGGTGGATTGGACCGGACGCTACTGGAGCGTAAGGTTTAGGGAGCGACCCGCGCCCGGCCCAAACTGGTTTAGTCGATCACATAAGTCATTGTGAGTTCGATCAAGCCGGTGCCATTGGCGCCAGCAAGGCTCACAGTGATCGGAATGCCTGTCGCATCGGCATCAACCACAGAGTTCAAGCCAAGCGCAGCAGTCAAGCATGCACCGACAGTTGTGATCGATGTTGAGGCAGCAGCCGCTTTGTACTCATCTACATCAGCAGCCACAGATGTGCCGGCAGCATTATTGTAGATGGCATGGCCAACTGACAGGGTTGTCGATGAACCAAGTGCCGCATGGACAAGCTGACCGCTAAGAATGCGCGCCCCATTTGGCAGATTGAACATATGGATGTCAGACTGCTCAGCAGATGCTGTGTAGCTGCCATAGGCGATGCGAACACGCCCGCCCTGCTCAATAGGCTTGATCATCTCTGTAGGATTGTTTTGATCCCACTTGGTCTTTTGGTCAGAATAAACTGTACCCATCTTAGTCTCCTTTAACTAACTGTCTAAAAACAGTTTACTCGTTGCACAGAACCTGAACCACTTTGGCCTCTTCCATGCGCGTGGCGCCGAAAGATGCACAATAGTAGACTTGGGTTGCGTAGCTCTTATCAGCCCGCTGCGTGATCTGAGCCGATGGCTCTTTACCGACTGCCAGCTTCATCCCATCTTCGGCCCATGCATAGCACTGCCGAGATGTTCCATCGTCCTTTAACCTATTGGAAACAATGAATTTAAAGCCGACAAAACTGTCCACGGTTCCGGTTGCCAACGCCTTGACGGTGTTGAAGTCGGAGCTGGTGACAGATGTCGTGTTGAGCAAGTCTTCGATCTGCTCTGGCGACACGACGATGTAACGGTTGATCGACGGGTCAACGCTGTTCTGATCCAAGATTTTCTTGGCTGAGATCAGCTTGGCAACGGTCAGACCAGCAGAGCCGTGTGCAACAATGTTGCCCGCCGGAAATGCTGTCGATGTCGAACCAGACTTGCCTGTTGACGCAGATGCATTGAATGCTGTGATAATCACATCATCCATCGCTCTCCCGATTCCTGCGGCCGCTGCTTTTGCATAAACCGAAGTTGGGTCGCTGAGCATTCTGATTTTATCTTGATCATCAATTAAGTCAGCATATTCAAAGTCTTGCAGGGTTACCATACGCCTGGAATGTGGTGTTTCCATCATTGGTGTATCGGCATGGCGAGTTGTGCGAACAGCGGCGGCTGCTGAGCCGACCTGATCGAAAAACGCTTTTTCACCTGTTACTGTTTCGGTGTCTACGGTGCTACGCAGGAGACTTCCCATCTGCTGCGAAAGCATGGTCACATTTGCGCTGAACTGGTTCACAAATGCGGTGTTGATTTGAGTTGACATAAGTCACCCTCCACATGAGTTGGATTTTAAGAAAAGTGTGTTCCAGTTGTCCCGCGATGCGAGGCTGGCGGTAGGCGACGGGGGCCGGGTGGCTTATCCCTCTTGTGGCTCTGGGAATTGATATTCCCGCAGCCGCAATACATCTTGCACCGTCGTTTCATGTGCTGGGTGGTTCTTGTCCCAGTACGGTGAATTCGGCGCTGTTAGCTCTGCTATTTCCCGTGCGGCCTGATCTGGCGTTTTGACCAGTTCGGTTGTCGCACCTTCTAGCGTGTCTTCGCCAAGCTGGTCAGCCAGCCCGGCAAACAGTCTGATGATGAAAGGGTGATCGCCTAGAGGCAGACCATTGTCCAATCTGATGTCATCAAAAATCTGCGGATCGATGCCCATAGCTCTGCCAGCGGCAGCAGCCCGGTCATGCTTTTGTTCGTAAGCTGCGCCAAACTCTGCGCGCAGCTCTGCGTCATATTCCTCAGAGATACGGGCCATATCGGCATCCGCAGCCTCTGAGCTGCCTTGTGCTTCCCTTTCCAAGAAACTTGCCATTGATTGCGCTTGCTGGCCTGTCAGGCCAACCGCATAGGCTTGCTCCTTGAAAGATTGCAACTCCTGTTCGGCAAAGCCTTCGCCGGCTATCTGATAGCCGTCAGCGTTGTCAGGCGCTCCAAGCTTTGACCATACCGGCCGCCAGTCGTCTTCAGTGGCCGCCTTGCCCGGCAATGCAATCTTTTCTGCACCGATCATCCGCTGGGCATGTACATAGGATTTTGCCAGCCCGGCAGCATCAGTGAAATTCCGCAATGAAGGATCGCCACGCAAATCTTCTGGCAAACTGTCCAGAAATCCTGCCGGCGCTGTTTCTTGAGATTCACTGTTTTCAACCGGAGTTGTCTCAATAGCTTCATTCATTTGTTGTTAGTCCCCTGTTGGTGTCGCCTTTCTTTCTTCCACCATGTGCATGATGGTCAGCACCACTTCGCGTTGGCCCTCTAGAAAGGCTGAATAATGCGGATCGCCGCGCTCAAATGTTGTGGCGTTGATGTGATACCGTCGCTGCAAGTCTTGCAGTATTTGCTGGCCTTCAACGCTGTTGAAAACCTGACGGTATGTTGTCTGCAATGCGTCTAGCTGTTCAGCGCTCATAGCTGTGGCACCTGTCCGGTTGCCTTAATGAACGGCGCGATCTGGCCGGCTTGCTCAGCGTTAGCCGCTTGCTGCGCTGCTTCTGCCTGTGCTTGAGCTGCTTGCTGCTGCTGGCGGCGCACCATCATCACTTCATCTGTCGAGCGGATGACCTTGGCCGGCAGCCCCAGAACATCGACCAGATATTGGATCATCTTGTCACTGTCGAGGTAATCCATGACCGGGGCCATCTCGCCAAACTGTGACAGCACTTCGATGCCGCGCAGTGTTGATTGCAACTCTGCCATCTTCTGCGACTTTGCCAGCGGGCTGACATACTCAATATCGATATCCATGCCTTGCAGCTCTTCTGGCGGCGCCGGGAAAGCGCCTTGGCGCAGCAGCACAGCGAATGCGCGATTGATTAGGGGTTGCAGTAATTCCGACTGTAGCCGGCCCATAACCGGGCCTAGCAGCCGCATCTTTTCTTCGTTCCGCTGCAACACCTCTGTCGCTGTCATTGATGGGCCTTGGCCCAGCAATAGCTGGTCTACATAGAAGGCTTCGCGGATTGCTTGCCGGCGCTGTTCTTCCATATTGAGGCCAAGCGCATTGTTGGCGCCCATCTGCAATGGCTCTAATCGATCGCGTGTGCCGGTCCTGTAGAAATTCAGCGATCCCGGTGTTGTGCGAACCGGCAATAGAAA